GCTAGTCCCATTGTTACTGCCGATGCTAGTACTGCCCGAAGATAAGACTTAAATGCAGCCTTACTCTTTGGATTTTTTAGTTTAGCTATTAGGTCTTTCATTGTTTCTCCTATTTTTTTTTAGGTGTTATACCCATCCAACTGAACCAGTTAGAATCGTCTTTAGCATACTCCGTTTTAATTGAGATATGTAGATGTTTATTATGCTGGTTGCTACCTTTATAGGTATGCTCCCCTTTTTCCTTACTCCAGATCTTACCTTTAAATATTAAATACTTAACTCTATTATCATCTTGTAGCTTGATATAGATATCCTTACAGTCCACCCCGTTAACTGGATCGTGGGTTAAGTCAACTGCTAATCCAGTATTGTGATCTGAGTTAGGACTCTGACTTATATGGGCAGCAGAAGGTAGCAGACCATCACTTGCTTTGTTTCTTTTAGGCCAAATGGCTGTGGCTTGGCGCAGCACAGCAACAGCAGCAGGTGTGGCTTTTTTGGCAACAGTTGTCATTCATTCTCTTCTCTCGTTTCTATGTCGTAGTGATAACGGTCTGAATCTTCAGCGATCCACTTGCCAGCATCCTCAACATCCCATTTGTAGGTGTTAATTAATCTGTCAATAACCATTGTTTTCTTAGTGGTAAAGGATGGCTCAAGTACTAAACATCTATTGTTAGGTTGGATGGCATAGTTACCATCTTCTCGTTCTATAACGTGACCGCACTTATGTTGCCCAGGATTCTCTGAGTAACCATCATCTAATCTATTAGAGTCAGGGTTATGCCAGTCAAGAGTAAATAGATACTTACCTTTTATCTTGGTCTTAGTTCTATCTATATAGGTCATACGCATATTAGATAGGTTAGCAAACTTTGTAACTGTAATGAATGGACTAAAAGAGTTCCATAAAACTAGGTTGTGTATATCTTCTTCTGGTATATCAGGCTTAGTACAGAAGGCATTGATGGGCATACGCCACCAGATACCACCATCTTCCATCATAAAATGAAATAGTGGACTTCTATTCTGTACGCTACTGACTCCAAAGATCACACAAGGAAAATACTTATCGTGACTATCTATCTGATTACGTAAAAAGTTACCCCGTACATAGCACTCTATTGGTGGGATGTTAGCGTTTAACTCTGGCATTTATTTCTTTAATACCTGCAATACTAAGTCAGTTAAAAATTCTACTTTTTCCTCCAGCCGATTAACCTGGTCCTTAACACTTGAGCCTCCATTGGGGCGAAGTTCGGATAGGTAATGTTTTACAAGGTGTCTGACTGTCACAGCTAGTGTTCCTACTAATGTAGTTACCGCTACTGCTATTCCAGCCCATTCATTCGGTGTCATATTATCATATCAATCTAATAGTAGCGATTAACATTCCGCCATATCCGGTGAATCTTCTATCACTAGGGGTTCTGTTTATAAAGTCAAGCTCTTCAATTAATCCAATGTAAGACTCACCAGTTCTAAAGTCTTCTACTCTAATGGTATCTCCTACATTCTCTACCGCTTCTAGTTGACTCAACCGATCATAGGCCGAACCTTCATAGCCCACCTCAACACCTAAGTTATCGCTCTCGTGGTCATAGCAGAACAAAGGGTATTGGATTATTCTTTGGCGAGGCACAGCAGGTAAAGACTTTAATTGGTATCCAGTAAATAATGGACCCTTAGTTGCATCAGTAGATGATCTAGTAATAGTAAATTTAAAAGCAAGATACTCTTGCGCTGTAGCAGGGTATGGAATACCTATCTCACTACTTGCAGTACCTTGTGCAAAACCGCCTAGGTTGTATTCAGTATTTGCAGAGTCAACAGATTTAATAGTTATAGCACCATCTGTGGTATCTATTCTAGGATTAAGTAGTTTATATAATTTATTTTCTAATGTGTTATACCGTATGAAACCTGTTTGTAAGTAACCACTTGTTACCTTATCTGTGGTGGACTCAGCGTAGATAACATTGCCAGAACTAAAGGCTGCTCTATCTGTGTTACCAAAGAAGGCTACTTGACTAGACTCAGTAGTAATACCACTTGCTACTAGATCATAAGCCCAAGGAAATACTAGGCTATTAGCTATTACAGTTGTAGATAGATCTACCTTTAGTAACCCTGCTTCACCATCAATAGTGGTTGCAATATAAGCAAAGCGATCTCTAAATGCTATTGAGTTACAGGCAGCCTGATCAAATAATAAAGGACCATACTGGATGTTACCGTTAGTATCTGATACGCCTACTCTAAATCCCTTATTAGTTGCAAGGACCGCATAGGTACCAAGGTATACATCAAAGTCATTAATGCGCTCACCCTCTGGTAGATCAATAATAACTGTAGGTGTTTCAAGGCTTGGAAAGCCTAATGAGTTTGCATTTGTTACATCTAGTTGAATCTTAAATACAGATGAGGATGTTCCATTAGGATCATATCCTGATATGTAAATAGCACTAGGTCCCTCTGATATAGAGGACCATACCCAAGAAGTATTAGGATGAGTAAACAAAGCAGCAGGTAAAGCACCGCTAGCATTGTTAGCATCTAGTTCATAGACGGCATTATTAATAGCGGCGATAAGACGTTGCTTAACAAAGCGAATAGTACCGCGAGTAGTACTAGAAGCGTTATAGATTTCAGTATCGCTAGTAGAACCAGCAAGGTTACCTCTGTGAACGTGGGTACCATTGATAAAGAAGTACTGCTTACCATTAGTTGTAATGCTAAAGATAGTTGCAGGTGTACCTGCTTGAGTATAGGTACTAGATGTACCACCAGAAGTAATCTTTTTTATTGCAGTTCCGTCAGAAATTATAATACAATCATTGGTGCCATCATTAACACCTATTAATTGAGGTGCTGCGGCTCCTGAGTTAAAACTAGCAGTGCTATTTAATAGGGTAACTTGTCCTTTAGTAAAGACCTCTACACCTTTAGACTCTGTATACTGGAAACGAAGTGACTCATCTTGTGCGGGTTCAAAGTATTTAATACCTGCGCCAAGGTGGAATGTTGATTGAGACCTGAACCACCAACCAGTAAGTGATTGCTCACCAGCTTCTCTGGTCTGGTCATACTGCTCTTTACGATACTTCGCAGTTACTCTGCGGTAAGGTGAATCATCAGATGCTGCAATGAAGAATGGCTGACCTGCAATAGCCATATCATAACCAACACCAGTAGCTGAATAGTTTGTGGCACCAGCAGGGTTGGATAAGACGTAGGGGATGCCCTCAGTGACATCACTACCATAAGCCATCAGTTCTCCTTAAATAGAAAACCCCGCCGAAGCGGGGTAGTTAATGATTGTAGAACACTTCCTCAAGATTGTGCTATAAACCTAAAGCCCTTAAATCGTTTGTAGTTAAACCAAGTGCGGCTAACTTGCCTTCGGCTGCTGCCTTAGCAGTTGCCTTCGCTTCGGCTTCGGCTTGCCGTAATGCGTAATCTGCTTCTAATTTTTCTCTTGCCTTTATCTCAGCAGCAGTTTCCTCACGCTCAGTAATTATTTCCTCGCCTGTTTGAATATTAAACTCTTTTTCTGTTATTTTCATTATTCTCCTTATGCGCTTCCGTAGATAAATACTTGACCATCATCAAAAGTGCCACCACTTATTTTTATTTGAACGCTTGAAATAGTTGATGCCGAATTGTAAACACCACCACCGCTTCTACCTATCGCATCAACACCACTACCAGCATTACTGCTACCGCTTGCAGTAAATACTTTTACACCTGAAGAATTACATCCAACAATTAAAACATAACCTGCCCCATCATTGTTTGCTGCGCTACTTGACTGAAATACATTTATACCACTTGTTGTTTCATTAAACTTTTTCAAGTTTGATGCTGCATAAGAACTAGCACCAGTATATTCAAATCCATTAAATGTGTAATTATTGCCAGTATCAGTATTAAACTGAATGTTTAAGAAATAATTAGTTGCGACGTTATGACTTACATTTTTAAATTCAATCATTAACTTATCTTGTCCAGTAATACCTGTAATACTTGTTGATGTGCCGCTGAGTGATGTGCCACCTGAGTTGAGTAAAGTAAAGTTTGCGCCTGCGGCACTAGCCGCCTGCCACTTCAATCCAGTAGCCTCAGAACTATCCGCTACGAGTGTGGTGCCGTTTGCGCCTACCGCAAGAACACCTGAGTCATTAGTAGCATTACCTACAACTAGGTCTCCCTTGGCTGCTGGTGCAACCGCATTAGAACTTGCTTTACTTATTGGCATTAGTTACCTCCTAGTAGAATTCTTGCTTCTTCTTCTGTGATACCAAGGCGAGTTAGTAGTGCTGCTCTAGCATCTGCCTTTGCTTCGGCTTCGGCTTGCTGTTGAGCAACCTTTGCCTCGTGCTCTAATCTTGCTTTTTTCTCAGCAACAGTTTCCTCG